CGCAAGTTTATACTTTGAACGTTTTACTCAATCAAACTGAGCCTATTCCTATGCCTTCAAACCGGAACGGTGTCCGCGTCCCTTCCAGCGCAGTTCAGCATACTAGTCTTTCCTGCTGTGTTGTGCTCATTTATAACATTAGTATTGAAAGCTAACATCATTAGTGTTAGCTTCCGAAGTTATGTTATTTATGGATGCCATGAATCTGGAAAACCATACCAGACTGAAGTTTTGATCTGTTGTCGCACCAGTAATCCGACATGTTCATTCCCCCCAATACCCAAGGATATCCGCATATTCCAGATATGCCTTCTCTGTTTGTGCTTGGAACATACCATAGCTATCCGGCATGAACCACCCAAGCCCCTGCATGATTACCCACAAGATAATCATCAAGTCCCTTGCGTCACTAAACCCGTGTTCCTTAAACATCTGTCGTTCTCCTTTGAGAGTTGTGTTATGTCTAGTCCAAACGTGAGCCAGCGTAGGCATCAAAGCCATGATCCCGTAGCACTTGGGCCGCTGCCAATGCCCCTGCGTACTTAGAGTCTACGTTCTGTACCCCAAGCTCAGACGGATTCCAGTAGGTAAACTCTTTACCCGTCCAATCGAGGCTGAACCCCATTTCCTTAAGGATAGCCCGTTCAGCTTTACCTGCCTTTGTGTTTCCCTTGTGCTTAGGCTTGATGTTCACCCAAGCGAAGCCACAAGCCCCTACATCCTTTCCGCCCCACCACTTGTTAAGGATAGCGACAGCCTCTGTCTTAGCTGCTTCCACAGCCTTATCCATAGCCTCTACGTGGTCCATGATCTTTCCCTTTCTTTCTGTCGTTGCCCTATCGGGCTGTTTACGTTCAGTCACAGCTTGAATAACGTGACATACTACAGGTCCACTGTCCATAGGTTTCTGAGAACCATACGGTATACGTAGCGCCATACCCATAGCCCCAACCATCCTTGAAGGCTTGGCCCCTTGCGTTAGCCTCTACCTCTGTCGTGAAATACTCTGTTGTGTGTACCATGATAGTAGTCTTTCTTGTCGTTAAGATTGAGCCAAGGTTTGCGCCAAGTCTTTTCCTTCATCGGGGCATGTCACGTCATGCCATCCACTACGTGGGTTAGGTGACGCCCAATGCTTAAGAAGCCATTTTCCCCGGCTTATTTCCCCTAGCTCAAAGCGGTGGCCTTCACAGTTAGCAACAAAATACCCATCGCGGTGAATGGTCCAGATCAGATTGATACCCATGTCCTTAGCCCTTTCCTGTTCAGTTAACGACAAAGCCGGATTGATCTTGTTTAGCCTTACCCTTGGTATACAGTGCCACGACTACGCCCTTAGGGTCAAGGAATCGCATATCGTCCCGATCCCCGTCAATCGTGGGAAGCCCAAGGAATTCCGTAGGGATATCCCCCTTGCGTCTGAAAACGACAGCGATATTCAGCCCGTTAGCTACTGCAATGGCAGACTGAATAGCATACGCCTTTGACGCTTCGCTATACGACCACGTAAGGTGGTAATTATCAGGCAAACCCCGACGATTAGCAATCTTCGTATAGTCATAGAAGATAACGACAGGGAAGGCTTCCATGATATTCCTGTGACCAGATACCGGGATCAATTCCCATCTGATATCAGACGTTCCGTTAAGCCTAACACAAGGTTGGATACCACGCTTGATGCAATACGACACAAAGCTTTCCAAGTCTGCGACAAGCTGCGCCATGAAGCCTATGCGGTCACTAGCGAACCATTGTGTCTTTCGTGCCCTGCCTACCTGAACGCTAGACATTTGCCCACGTCCTGCGCTATTGAGGCAACCGTCGATGCACTTGGCTTGCTCCGCCATGGGGCAGACGTTAATCCCGGCAGACTTCCACGGTGTAAGATACATGATAGCCGTCAAGTATTCTGAACCATCACCCTTAACGGTCTTTGCGTTTGAACCACACGACAGAAGATTGCCCTTCCACATGATCTTTCCCCTTTGGTTAAGATTGCCTTTAGTCCTTCGGACGTCGCAATCAAGATTGCTCTAGCATTGCCCATGAAGCTTCCCACATGGGCAAAACTCTGTCAATCCTCCATATCCTTCAAGCTTTCGTTCAGGTGTTGGGCAAGCTCATGCCAGTTTACATCTGCCCAACAGGTGTTGATGAAGTCCGACAACAAACCAGCTTTCAGTTGGCTAAGGGCTTCACATTCTTCTGCGATATACCTAATGGATTCTTCAAGCTCGTTAGGTTCCACATGGAATTGACCCATCTCTGCGAAATACTCTGGCATGCTGCCCATATACCACAGGTTGACAAGCCACGTTTCTTTATTCGTCCATCCGTTATACGACATGATTCAGATTCCTTTCAGTTAGCACATTCGTGCAGCGCCCTATCGGGCTAATCAGCGGTGAAGCATACTAGGGCAGCAAGCCCAAAGATACAGACTAGCAGGAGCGTAGCGGATATCATATCAATAACCTAGCCATTGCAGAACGTGGGTTGCCTTGTAGCTTTCCTTGTCGCCCATGTCCTTGACAAACTCTTGCCAATCGCATCCGTGGTCCTTCACCTCTTTATAGGCGCGGGCTTTGAGTATCGTGATACCCTTGGCGCTTTCTAGGTAGGTCATGCTGGTTGATCCGTTCTGCGTTTCGATGGATTCAATTAATCACAGGGTTTCTGAACGGTCAACAAGAAAATGCAGGGTAAGGTAAACTTTCTGCTAAGTGATTGATTTGATTGGGAACAAACTTGCGTTGGAACGACAGATAAGTAAGTGTTCCTGATTCGTTCCCACAGGTAGTCTGGTGCAGATTAGGTTGCTGCGCTGCGTTGTCGTTATCAAGCCGGAGTAAGAACACACGCGCACACACGTAAGAAACACATTCAGGTTCTTGCATATGATACTTGTGCATCCATGCAGGAAAGTGAATGTGTATCCGTTGGCATGGTGCGTAGGTGAACAGATATGAATATGTGAATGTAATCAAAGGTATGCGGAAATGTGAATGTGTGCTTGGGGAAATACCCTAAATAGGTCAGGATTGCTGACGTATAACACTAGGCAACAATGTTCACCCGTAGGAAACACAGATGGATTCACACATGCGAATGTCCGAATGTGATCACAAAATGCATGGGGTGGGGGCAAATGTGATCACATTGGTGAACCCGGAGGCAGGGGGTCGCGGGGTATGCCTCTACTTGTACTATTGACCCTAAAGATTTTCTCATAGAAATTCCCCAACCTACAGCGAAGTCGCAGACGAGCAAAGCTCTTACAAGGTCTACCCCTACGTACTACCAAAGCACTGCGTAAGCTTGGATGACGCCCTACGGGCTTAACGACAGATTTGATTAGTACATAAAGGAAAACCCCTACGGAGTGAACCATAGGGGGTGCTGTAGTCTCTGTCTTGCAGCACGTAGTGCGTCGCCCTGTAGGGCTTGTTAGGTAGTGGAACCCTACGTTACCTCTATGGTGAGTATCTACCCAAGTGGTATCCCTACGTAGGGTGCTCATGGAATCTGCTTCAGTCTACTTAAGTAGTACTTAAGTATTACTTAAGGAAGAACGTAGAGGTACCCTAGAGGATTGAACCAGATAGAGGAGGAACTTAAGGTTAACCTATAGTATATAGTATATACTTAGGGTCCGCCAAAGGACAATTTTATTATACACACATTTCTTCAAGTTGTCAACCCCCTATTTTGTCGTATTCAGACTATCTCTGTGTCGTTTATAGACTACGCCCTACCTTACAAAGAAAAAGCTTGACAAATCCAAAAGTAGTGTGGTATTCTTGCCACAAGTGATTCGTTTCCGCAGGGCGCAGCCCGAGGACTTAAGAGAGGAACCATACTCACCATGCTGTTCTCCGAGAAGCAACTACGGACCTCCCAAGGGAAGCTTCGTACCAAATCCCTCTTCTGGGAACTCTCCTACTTCGAACCTGAGCATGTGATCTTCACCTTGCGTGAGGAAGACCTCGTTAAGGGTGACAAGACGTATACATCCTTACGTAAACTATATCTGTCGTACTGCTGCTCGGACCCTACGGAGTACACCTTCGCATGGGCCGTATTCGGTTCGTGGGAGACTTGGCAGCAACTCTGCCGTAGCAACTACATCAAGAAAGACATTGAGGCTTGGCGTAGGGAAGCAGAGATCAAGATTAAATCTGAGGCTATCCGTTCCATTGCCGAGGAGATGCGCTCTAATGGGCGTTCATCCTTTGGGGCATCCAAACTCTTGCTGGAACGTGGATGGCTAGACGACAAGAACGCATCTAAGGCCAAAGAAAAGCTCAAGGCCAAGGAAGAAGAAGAACTCAACGAGCAAGCTCTGTCGCGCCTCTCAGAGGATGCTGAGCGTCTAGGCATCAAGGTACAGTAAGCATATGGCCAAGCGACCCACAATCAACACTGTCTCGTCAGGGTTCACCTCTACGACGACCATTAACGGGAACCTTGAGTCTCTCCGCAATGGGTTTGACAACACTCTGTCGTTAGATGGTAGTACCCCTAATGCGATGCAGGCTGACCTAGACCTGAATGGCAATAGAATCCTTAACGCTGGTACTATTGACACGGCTAACGTCACCCTTAATGGCCAGCAGCTTACCGATGTTTCGTCGGTCCCCTTATGGCGTAGCTCTTGGTCCACTGGGCGTGAATACGTTAAGAACGATATCGTAAAAGAAGCAGGTAGCTCCTACATCTGTCTTGTCGGTCATACCTCTGGTACCTTCTCTACTGACCTCGTAGCCCTACGTTGGGAACTGTTTGCAGAGAAGGGTTCGGCAGGTACGGGTACTGGCGACATGCTGGGTGCCAACAACCTGTCAGACGTAGCGGACCCTGCAACTGCTCGGGCTAACCTTGGTGTCGGTCAGTTCCCCGATGGCACTGCCGCCGCGCCGTCGATCAGCAACACGGGCGACACCAACACCGGGGTATTCTTCCCTGCGGCTGACACTGTGGCTGTGGCGACGGGCGGCTCTGAGCGTATGCGGGTGGATAGCTCGGGCAACGTGGGGGTCGGGACGACTTCGCCAACCGCAAACCTGCACTTGTCGTCGGCGGGGACTAACGCGACGCTCAAGCTGTCTAACTCTACATCTGGCTCTGGGTCGAGTGACGGCTATGATTTAATTATGGACGGCAATGACGCGTATGTGTGGAACCGTGAAAACGGACCACTGCTTTTCGGAACACAAAACACCGAACGCGCCCGCATTACCAACGATGGGAACCTGCTGGTTGGGGCGACGAGTGCGTTTGTGTCTGTTAGTAATGGCTCCACTCAAATACAAAGAGGAGGGGCGGGGCCGCAGGTATTCCTGCGAAACGGATTGGCATCGTCTGGCAAGTTTTGGCAAATTGGCCCAGACAATTCCGGCAATGCGCTCATCGTCTATAACCAAAGTGGAACTGGGGTCTATATCGCTGATGGTGGAACTGGCTGGACTTCAAGTTCTGACGAACGCCTAAAGACCGCTGTTGCGCCTTTCGAGGGTGCTGTGCAGAAGGTCTGTTCTCTCCGCGCTGGCACTGGCCGCTATCTGACGGACGAAGAAGACGTAAGCCGCTCATTCTTGATCGCTCAAGATGTGCAGGCCGTCCTGCCGGAAGCTGTTGATGTCCAGAGTGACGAGCAAGGCACCCTCGGCCTTCGTTACACCGACGTTGTTCCGCTTCTTGTCGCTGCCATCCAAGAGCAACAGGCCCTTATCACCGCCCTTACCGCCCGCGTTGCGGCACTGGAGGCGTGATGCTCGCCCTAGACAAGCAAGCGCACCTGTGGGCTGGCGCGGCTATCGCGTCCACCTTCGTCGCCTATGCCGCTGCACCTTGGGCGGCTTTTGTCGCCACTGTCATTATTGGCGCGGGCAAAGAGGTATGGGATAAAGTGAGCGGCACAGGGACGCTCGATGTCTGGGACTTCGTTGCAACAAGTATCGGCGCGGCTGTCGTTCTGCCGTTGGAGTTTATCTGATGAGTGACCCCGAGGATTTGCGGCGCGAGTTCAACACGCTGGTAACGCGGCTGGAGGAAATCATCGCGCAGAACTATGCCCTAGTCTAAAGTCCTTAGTCGTTAACAACCTAGACCAAGCTCTTGACATACTAACCACAGTGTGATATATTTACAACATGAGCCAACAGCAGATCAACGACCAGATTAGGCAAGCAGCAGAAAGTGACCTAGAGGTCTTTGTACGTCTGGTGGCCCCTGAGCAAGTACTAGGTCAGTGCCACTCAGAGTTGCTCTCATGGTGGACCCGTCAAGATTCTAAGACCCACCAACTCGTTCTGTTTCCCCGAGATCACCAAAAAAGCCGTATGGTGGCTTATCGTGTCGTCTGGGAACTCACGAAGAACCCTACGTTACGTGTCCTCTACATCTCTGCTACTGCTAACCTTGCAGAAAAGCAACTAGGGTTCATGAAGGGCATCTTCACATCTGAGATTTATCGTCGTTATTGGCCTGAGCACGTTCACCCCGACGATGGTAAACGCTCTCGCTGGACGACAAGTGAAGTTTCTCTGGACCACCCCCTACGTAAGAAGGAGAATGTCCGTGACCCTAGCATCTTCACCGGGGGTCTTACAACTTCTCTTACTGGTATGCACTGCGATATTGCCGTTCTTGATGACGTTGTGGTGTATGAGAACGCTTATACCAATGAAGGGCGTGAGAAAGTAAAGAGCCAATACTCTCTTTTGTCGTCCATCGAAGGTGCAGAGGCCCGAGAGTGGGTTGTAGGCACCCGTTACCACCCTATCGACCTGTATAACGACCTGATGCAGATGGTAGAGGATAAATACGACAAAGATGGTAACAAATCTGGTGAAGAAAACATCTACGAAGTCTTTGAACGGGCAGTAGAGGGTAGGGGCGATGGCACAGGTGAGTTCCTTTGGCCCCGTCAACAGCGTAAAGATGGTAAATGGTTCGGGTTTGACCAGCAGATTCTAGCTAAAAAGCGTGGTCAGTACCTAGATAGAGGCCAATTCAGAGCACAGTATTATAACGACCCTACGGACCCTGACAATATCCCCGTAGGATCAGACAAATTCCAGTATTACGACAGAAAACATCTCCAACTTAGTAACGGCTACTGGTACTACAAGACGCATCGCCTCAATGTTTACTGTGCAGTAGACTTCGCGTTCAGTTTGAGCAAGAAAGCTGACTACACTGCAATGGTTGTCGTTGGGGTGGACAGTGAAAACACTATCTACGTCTTGGACATTGACCGTTTCCGTACCGACCGCATCTCTGACTACTTCGAGCACATCCTACAACTCAGTAATAAGTGGTCGTTCCGCAAGATGCGGGCAGAAGTTACCGTAGCCCAGATAGCTATCGTTAAGCAGCTTAAAGAGCTTATCAAACAAAATGGTCTGTCGATCTCTATTGAGGAATACCGACCGAATAAGGGCAGTAAGGAAGAGCGCATTGCAGCTATCCTAGAGCCTAGATACGACAACCTATCCATCTTCCACTATCGCGGCGGGCACATCCAGACCTTGGAGGAAGAACTGTCCTCTAGGAATCCACCTCACGATGATTTGAAGGATGCATTAGCCTCTGCCGTTGACATGGCCGTTAAGCCGTCTAAGAATGTAGGTCGGACAAAAAGCTCAAGCATCGTGTGGGCTGGTAATCGGTTCAGAGGTAGTGCCTAATGCAAGCTTGTATCAAGTGCGGTGTAGAGAAAAGCTTAGATGACTTCTACTACAGGGCAGCAAAAGGCAAGCACTACTCTACGTGCAAGGTTTGCGCTAAAGCAGATACTAAAATGCGTAGAGACGCTAATCCAGAGAAGGTCAAGGCATACAACGATGCCTATAGCTCTAAACACAGAGCAAAACTAAACGAAGATGCCAAGGGTTACCGTAAACGTAACTCAGCTAAAATTCAGGAAGCTAGGTCTGCTAGATACGCAGAAAACTCTGACGAAATTAAAGCGACTGTTTACGAGTATAGAAAGCAGAACCCACATATGGTGACCAAGTGGAACGCTGCTAGACGAGCGAGAGTTCGTGATTTGACGCCTGAGCTTACCAAGGAAGAACAAGAGCGGATCGACTACCTTTATTGGCTTGCTAAAGATTTGCGGGCTACCACAGGTGAAACTTACCACGTAGACCACATCCAGCCTCTAGCCAAAGGCGGTCTTCACCACCCAGACAATCTTCAGGTACTACCTGCGGACATTAACCTCAAAAAGGGCACTAAGTAATGGCAGGTACGACTATCGAACTTGAGCATTTGCTCAACCCTGATACTCTAGCTGTGGAGATTGCTAATCGTTGGGTCGAATGGAGCAACTTACGCGAGACTTGGGTTGAAGAAAAGAAAGAACTGCGTAACTACATTTATGCGACAGACACCCGTACGACTAAAAACGCAGCATTGCCGTGGTCTAACTCGACGACTACTCCGAAGCTAACTCAAATTATGGACCTGCTCCATGCCAATTATTTTGCTACGCTGTTCCCTCAGCAGAAGTGGATGCGCTGGGAAGGTGACTCGAAGGACGCTAATACCCGTCAGAAGCGTGATGTAATCCAAGCCTATATGGATAACAAGATTCGTCAGTCGGGGTTTGTGGACACTGGAGCTAGCCTGCTCTACGACTGGATTCAATACGGCAACTGCTTCGCTACTGTGTCGTGGAACCAAGAGTACAACGTCAAAGAGACTGGGGAGGTCACTACGAACTACATTGGCCCTCGTATGGTCCGTGTGTCACCCTACGACATCGTATTCAACCCTACTGCCGCCGACTTCTACAAATCACCTAAGATCATCAAGAGTATCCTCACCCTCGGGGAAATCAAACGGATGATCGACAAAGACCCGTCTAAGCGTCACTGGCAAGCTATTATCGACAAGATGGTCTACAGCCGTGCAGCTATCCGTTCAGGTGACTCGGCGTATAACAAGGCTGATGGCTTCATTGCGGATGGCTTTACGTCGATCCAGCAGTATTACGAATCAGACTACGTAGAGGTTCTTACGTTCTACGGTGACATCTACGACTACAACCAGAACAAACTACACTCAGACCGCATCATTTCTGTCGTTGACCGTGCATACGTTCTGGACAATGAAGAGAACCCGTCTTGGCTTGGTCACGCCCCTATCTTCATGTCTGGTTGGCGTCCTCGCCCTGATAACCTCTACGCTATGGGTCCGCTGGATAACCTTGTCGGTATGCAGTATCGTATCGACCACCTTGAGAACCTTAAGGCAGACGTTTTCGACCAGATTGCCTACCCTGTGATAAAGATTCGTGGTGACGTAGAGGACTTTGACTTCCAACCCGGCGCACGTATCTACATCGGTGAAGAAGGTGATGTAACGTACTTGCAGCCTGACGCTACGGCCCTCCAAGCTGACCTCCAAATCCAAATCCTTGAGAACAAGATGGAGGAGATGGCTGGGGCACCCCGTCAGGCTATGGGTATTCGTACCCCCGGTGAGAAGACTGCCTTTGAGGTTCAGAGCCTACAGAACTCTGCCTCGCGTATCTTCGAGCACAAGACTGCCCACTTCGAGCGTACCTTCCTTGAGCCTATCCTGAACGCTATGCTTGAGGTAGCTCGTCGTAATATGAACATGTCGGACACTATCCGAGTTCTTGACGACGCAACAGGGGCTGTACTGTTCCGTAGCATCTCTAAGGACGACATCACTGCTAAGGGTAAACTAGTCCCTGTCGGTGCTCGTCACTTTGCTGAACGTGCTCGTCGTGTCCAGAACCTTACGCAACTGTACCAACTCAAGCTTGCTGACCCAACTATTGCCCCTCACCTGTCGGGTAAAGAGATGGCTAAGATCATGGCTGAGGAACTTGGTGAGCCTAACCTGTACGGGGAGAACATCAGCGTTATCGAACAGCTTGAGACCCAACAGACTGTCCAAGAGGCTGAGATGGTCAACCAAGAGCAACTTATGGCTGCTCAAGAGATGGGTGTGTAATGCAAGCTGTATGGCTTAAGGGTGTCAAAGCTGAGGATCGTGAACGACGCAAGGCAGAAGTCTTGTCGTACCACAAAGCCTTTGACGACCTACGTGAAATTCTAGAGCAGCACTACCTCAAGAAGGACGCTGTTCGGGATTATTCCCCCGGTTGGGAATACAAACAGATCGCTCATAACGAATACAACGCAGCGTTAGACGATCTCCTTAATGTAATCAACATCTCTTCTAACCAGAAGGACTAACAATTTGACAAACGTGTTCGACCAAGCTCAGCAACCAATTGAGCAAAGTCAAGAGGGCCAAGCACCACAGATGACTGCTGAACAACAGGAGTCCTATCTAGCTAAGCTCGTCGCCACTAAGGGAGAGAACTGGAAAGACCCTGAGGTTCTGGCTAAAGGCAAACTCGAAGCCGATGGTTACATTAAGAACCTAGAGGATCAACTCAAGCAGATGCGTGAGGATATCCAAAAACAGGACTATGCCAAGACTCTACTCGAAGAACTACAGAACAAGGCTACGTCTCCCACCAACGTGAAATCTGTAGTGGCCAATAACGACAATAACGGTGGCACTAGTACTGATGGCAATACCCCGCCGCAAGTGAGTGAGGATACCCTAAAGAGCCTTGTTGAACGGACCCTGACTGAACGTGACCGAGACAACGTAGTTAAACAGAATCTCGCTCTTGTCGATCAGGAACTGGAGAAGACCTACGGGACTGAGGCCCCTGCCGTTATACAGAAGAAAGCCCAAGAGCTTGGCTTGACTGTTCAGCGCCTACAGGAATTAGCGTCTGAGTCCCCTAACGCCTTCTTTAACCTAATTGGTGAATCGAAGAAACCTTTCCAGCCTATCGTGCAAGGTTCGGTTCGCACAGAAGGTGTCAACATGCAATCCTCGTCGGAGCGTAATTTCGATTACTACCAAAAGCTTCGTCGTGACAACAAATCCCTCTACTACACCCCCAAGGTTCAACGAGAAATGATGGCTGATGCTACTCGTCTTGGTGGGAAGTGGAAACCCTAATAGGAGAAGACTAAAATGGCTATGACTACTGCCAATATGAGTCTCCTTACTCGCTCGGAAGTTTGGTCGGCTGAGCTTAAGGAGATTCTGCGTGACGAAATGATGGCACAACGCTACGTGCGTATGCTTGAAGGTTTCCCTGACGGTGACCAGTTCACTATCCCGTCGATTGGCCAAGCGCAGGTCGACAACTATGCAGAAGATACTGCTGTCATCTATCGTCCGATGGACACTGGTGAGTTCACGTTCACCGTGGATAAGTATCTGTCGTCTGCTAGCTACATCACCAAGAAAGCTGAGCAAGATTCGTTCTACTCGGCAGAGCTGATGTCGCGCTTCGTGCCGGAACAAGAGCGGGCCATTATGGCTCACTTTGAAGCTGCTACGTTTGCTGCCCCTGAGGCTGGTGTGGCTGCTAACTCGACCCAGAGCATTGATGGCGTTGGCCACCGTTGGGCTGGATCGACGACTGGTGCTTTTATGGCGGTTGCTGACTTCGCCCGTGCTCGTTATGCACTCAAGAAGGCTAACGTCCCAGACACCAACCTGATTGCTGTCGTTGACCCCTCGGTCGAATACACGATCAACACCCTGACCAACCTTGTGTCGGTCTCGGACAACCCGCGCTGGGAAGGCATTGTTGCCGATGGTATCGCTACGGGTATGCGCTTCGTTAAGAACGTGTACGGTTTCGACGTGTATACCTCGAACTACCTTGCTTCCGCTACTGACTCGGCACTGACCAACGCTGCTGGTACCCCGGCTAACCAAGACTTCTCGTCGGTTAACGGTAAGGTCAACTTGTTCTTCTCAGCTGCTCCCGCTGCTCAGGCTTTTGTCGGTGCATGGCGTCAGATGCCGGAAGTTGACTACGAGTACAACAAAGACTTCCAGCGTCACGAGTATGTCACTACGGCACGTTATGGCGTTAAGCTGTACCGTCCTGAGAACATGGTCCGTGTCATCACCAAGACCAACGTGTAAGGGAGGACTAGAATATGTCTTACACTAACGCAGACGGCCTCTTTGTCCTCACTGACGGTGCCCAAGGTGCCGTTAACGGTGAAGGGGTTACCGCACGTGCCTCGCGTCAGACGCTTGTTGTCGATATTACTTCGGCAAACACTCTTGCGACGTTTGGTGCTTCGAACATCGACCCGCTGGCTCCCCAACTGCCTGCTGGTGCGATCATTGTCAACGCTGACCTTGTGGTTACGACCCCGTTCACCTCTGGTGGTGCGGCTACGTTGACCATTGGTACCTATAACGCTGCTGGCACTGCTATCGACGCAGACGGTATCGACGCTACTATCGCTCTGGGCGTTATCGACGCAGATGGTGATGTGGTGCAGTGTGACGGTGCTCAGGTGTCGGGTCTGGTGACTGTGGGTGGCGCTGCTGCCTACGTGGGCTGGAACTTCGGCACTGCTGCGTACACCGCTGGTGCTGCTAAGCTCATCATCGAGTACATCAAGGTCGAGTAATTGACCCTAGGGGTGTTGCTTAAGTGTGACACCCCACACTCACTTGACGATCTGTTGCGATTACACTTGACAGATTCTCAAATCAGTGTATAATAAGCTTAAGCTGCCACCCGATGAATATATACTATATCTCTATAGTAGCTAACGTAGGGTTCAGATACCCTAGAGATAAACTGATCTAAGGACTCCCTAGTATGGCTAACGTTAATCATAATACCCTTACGGACCCTTACCTCCATGAGCCTCGGGGCATCTCTACGGCTCTCGCAGGTCAACTCTATGTAGCCAATGGTTCTGGTTCGGGTACTTGGGTAGAGAATAGCCGTATCTTCGGTGGTTACCTGACGTTCTCCACTGGTTCCCCTTACGCACATTCCGTTACCACTTCGGACACAGTCCTGAACCCTACGTTCACATCCTCGGTGAATAACGGCTTTACAGGTCTGTCGTCCCCTAACGCCCGTGTGCGTTACGATGGTGCAGAAACCATTAATGCTTCTATTGATGCGTCGTTCTCTATCCAGCAGGCGTCTGGTACACTACGTCAGGTAGAGATGGTCTTTTACAAGAACGGTACTCAGCTTCTGGGTAGCCGGGTTATCGCTACGGCTAACTCTGGTGAGTGGCATACGATTACCTTTAGCTACGACACAACTCTGGCCACCAATGACTACCTTGAGGTCTTCGTTAAGGCTAACTCGGCAGCTACTATCAACTTTGCTTCTGGCTACCTACGTATCTTTGGGATTGCAGCATAATGAAGAGGACGCTCCTAGAGCTTGTAAGCTCAATCCTTAACGACATGGATTCTGAGGCTGTAAACTCTATTGGTGACACCGTAGAGGCCCAGCAGATTGCGTCTGTGATTGAGGATACCTACTACAACATCATTGCTGCTCGTACCATCCCTGAGCACAAACAACTCCTTAAACTTACTTCTCTGTCGTCCTCTACGCGACCCACCCACTTCCAGTACCCTACGAACACCCGAGAGATTGTTGATCTGTCGTACAACGTAGATATCCTAGATGGTATTAACTACCATAGCATCCACTTCGTGGAACCCCTAGAGTT